GCCTTCAATACTCGGGAATCGTGTTCTTCCGGAGTCAGTTTATCTGCATCCTTCCATGTGGGTTCGTCACCCATAATCAAAGAATCAACAGAATCACCACGACCAATACGACGAGTTTTCTTCTTTTTCTTTTTCATACAATACGACTAAAGTTCTTTTTCTTATCGAATTGAACCACGTTATTAAATCTATCTAGCAGTTGGTCCGTTTTATGGCTGATCACATAAACGTTTGCTTTGGACCCAAAACTAGATAGAAGCTTCATCAGCTCATCCACTCCACCACTGTCTAAACTGGAATCAAATACTTCATCCAGAATAAGCAGATTAGTATTGACACTGTTCTTCAACTTTGCGATCTCTCGCCATGTCAAAAGCAGTGCCAGATCGATCCTCATTTTTTCGCCTTCACTAAACGACTCGTAACAGAACTCATCACGATGGCGACTCTTAATGACTTCGTTAAACTCCTCATCCAAATGAAAGTTTGCGTAGAAGTCCATACTGTTTAAATACTTGTTCACGTACTTGTTAATTAATGGAATATAGTATTTTACAATCTTTGCTTTAATACCACTGTCCTTGAACAGAAATACCAGTTTATCATAAGAACGAAGGGTGTCAAGAGCTTTCTGTTTCTTTTTTAGTAATTCGCTTTGTTTGGTTAAAAGTTCAGACAGTTTATCTTGATTTTCTTGAATCTTGGATTGAGAGTCTGCTGTTTCTACCACAGTCAATATCTCTTGATCCAATCTTTGATTTAATTTAATCAAAGATTCCATAGTTTGTTCTTTAGACGACGATTTAATAATTACATCATTTAAACGATTCTGAACAGAAATTAATTTGTTCAGATTATTTTTAGACATATTGATCGCCTCTTTTATGCGGTCCATCGCGCGATGCTGCTCTTTGGCCTTCTCAGTTTTCTCGGCAATGACATCCCGTTTATGTTCTTTACTGATGGTTTGCCTACAGGTCGGACATGAGTGGTTTTTCTCGAAGAACTCGGTATCTTCGCGTATGCTTTCAAGGGTGCTCTCGATTTTGAAGAGAACGATCTGCTGTTTCTTGAGTTCGGCATTTATTTGATCTCCTGGTTCTAGTTCTATTTCTAGTTCTTTAATTGACTTTTGAAACTGTTTAATTTCTTTTGAAATTTCTTTGATTGTTTCTGTATTTTCTTCCAGTGTACGTTTACGGTCTGAAACTCGATCTGTTGTATTTTTTTGATAAGACTCCAAAATCTCTTTGGTGGCAGATACCTTTTCGTTTACAAGAACTAGTTCAGACTCAATAGCCTGCATCACTCCTTTGGCAGTACCAATCTTGGTCTTTAGTACGCCATTCATTTCTGAAAAGATACCAATATCCAAAATGTTCTCAATCACTTGACGGCGATCAGCAGGAGTTAACTGCATAAACGGAATGAATGAAGACGAACCAAGAACCACAACTTGAGAGAAAGTTTTATGGTTCATACTCACAATCTGTTCTTCCAAGATGTTTTGGTAATCTTTACTCTTGGCGTCTTCGTTTAAAAGCTGACCGTCTTTAAATATCTTAAACATCTTTGGAGCAAGACCGCGAACAATTTTATATTCTGTCTTTCCAATAGTGAATTCTAGTTCAACAACACAATTCTTTTTATTGATGCTGTTCACTAGTTGTGGAATGTTCATATTGCGGAACGGCTTTCCAAACAACGCAAAAGAGATAGAGTCAAGAAACGCAAATGATTTGCCGTTGCCGTTTGAACCACACACCAGTGTGGTTGCATTCTTACCTAATTGAATTTCGGTAAATGTATTACCGAAAGAACCAAAATTCTTAAAACGAACAGTCTTAAAATTAATCAATCTAGACTCTCCATGTAAAGTTCACGAACAATGTTTTTTAATTCTTCTTTATTTTCCGCTTCCATATCATCAATCTCTTTGTTGATTAGACTCAGGGTATCTTCTGATATGTCTACTTCACCTTCTTCTCGAACACGATCACTTAGATCTTCAATGATACTAACATTTGCTGGTTCTGCTGCGTATAGGTTGTCCAAGAATTGATCAAACTTGGTTTCGCTTTTCTTTTCGTACACTAAAACCTTAACATAGGTTCCCTTGTATCGCGCAGAATTAAATCCTTCAATCAATGTGCCGTTTCTCCACTCTACATTATGAAACATCTTCATTGGATTTTGAATAAATTGTAACTCTCGTGTTTCTGTATCAAGGATGTGAAATCCTTTTACTTCATTAGTATCAATACTAGTCATTTGGTACTGTGTACCCAAATAGTGTACATTTCCTTTAGAACTTTTCTTGTGAAAATGTCCAGAAAGAACCATATCAAATTTTTCTAAAAACTTATCATCCATACCTTCGCCAAACTTAACACCGGGCATAACTTCATACCCACTAAGTTCTAGATGACCAGCCAGAATAGTTGCTTTAGTATCCTTTATTGTTTTCAAAAACTGTTCTTTATTTTCTTCATTCAACCAAGGAACCATCAAAATAGTTGCACCATTAAAACATACTTCTGTTGGTTGCTCGTAAAGGTGAAATGTTGAATGACATTCTCCCAACACTTCTTTAGGAGAATTTAAACGATTTGTGTTCTTATAAAATACATCATGATTACCAAGAATACAGTGTAGTTCTACTCCGTTAGTTTCAAACCATTCAATAAATCGCTTTTTGGTGTGATGTAGTGTATTAAAATTAATAAACTTTCTACGATCAAACAGATCACCAAGATGCAAAACCTTGGTAATGCCATGTTCTTTGAGGTAAGGAAAAAACTGTTCTTCGAAGAACTTTAAAAAATGATTTAAGAATAGGGGAGAGTCTCCTCTGGCCCCAAAATGGGTATCACCAATAACTGCAATTTTCATGATTTATTTTTACTGCGCTTTTTGCGTTTCTTTGGTTCGTACTTTTCAATATCTCGTTCAGAAATATTAAAGTGTTCTGTTAATGCTTCACGTTCATTAGATTTATCAAAATAATTTTCTTTAAACCACTTATGAAGTGTACCATCATCCATCTCTTCTGTCAATTTATATTTTATATAACCTTGCTTTTTTTCTCTTTCTATTCGACGTAAAAAAGCGTAATATATTATTTGAGTAAAATAAGAAAATGGATTTTTAGATTTACGTGGATTGAAATTGTGAGCGTACATCAAACAATTTTCAATACCGTCTCCAATCATTTCATCCTTATACGGATAATTCATAAAATTGGATTTTGAACATAATCGTTCTGCAATTTTTAAGAAGCATGTACCAATATATTCTGAAACAGGAGGCTTCTCATCTCCACTGTCTTCAGCTTCTCGTATTTCTTTTTTCCACTTGATCATTTCCAATAAAAATTGTTTATTGTCTACGTAATGATCGTTATTTAATTGTTTTTCTAATTTCTTTTCTACTGTTTTATCTGTTTTTATTTTTACTTTATCTTTTTTAGATTTTTTATTTGACATGCTATAAAATTCCTGTTATACTATATTGTCTGAGTTAAAAAGAAATATAGTTTATCTGTAGTCTTCAGATGATGGATCCGCATTCCAATCCGTCCACTTATTACCCAAATCTTTCTTATCCTTCTTGTTCCCAGTATACTTTTGAGGATTCATTCCTTCACCATTCTCATCAGTAATTTCATTGATCATGGCACCAAATTCTTTTCGGTCAAGTATTCCTGACTTAAGAAGTTCAACGATAACTTCAGGTGAAAAAACCATGTTCATGAATACCATTTTATCATCTTTTTGAGGTTTTGCAAGATCTTTTAAGTTAGATTCATCTTCGTACTTTTTGTCTACTTTATCTAACATATCCTGTATATGTTTGTCTAAAAAGTCAAAAGGATCTTTCATTGGATTGGGTGGAAGTTTTTTAGCTTTTTGTTTGGGTAAAGTGCCTTTTTGTTCTTTCATTAATTCGACATCATATAATTGACACACCTCTGGTGAAGCATTAATAATTGTATTAATTGATTCTTTTGATATAACAGCTATTTTATCTTCAGATAAAAGTAACCAATCTTTTAATATAAAGTATTCTTTCATTCCTCCAAAAATATCTGGTTGAACCATAGATTTGAAAATCATTGGGTGATGAATTTTAATATTTCCGTCACGACTGATTTTAACAGTTCCAATTATATCTTCACCCGATTTGAGTTTCAGAATCTTGTACTTTTTCATGTGTCTCCTTTGGTAGTTGAACCGAAATTAATTTGTAAGGAAAGCCTTCATTAGTATATATTTTTAAACGAGCATGTAAATGATTCATGCCGTGGTTGATGTGCTTCTTGTAACGCAGATCGTCTGCAATATCAATCAGCTTCATTTGTTGTTTTGTATCACTTTTACGCAACCCTCTACCAATAGATTGTAAAACTCGTATGATGGATTTAGAAGGTGACGCGAAAACAATATTGTGTATGTTTCTTATATTTATGCCAGTAGAGCATGTACCGTAAGACGCAATCAATGTTGCGTCTGTTCCTTTATCCATAACTTTACGAATCTGTTCTCGCTCATCTACTTCTGTGGCCCCGTGAATAAAATATACTGGTTTGTCGGATGAGTCTTGTATTAGTTTATATAATGGCTTTCCTTGCAGTTCTACAAAATTAAAAAGAACTAAAGTATTACCTATTAACTTGTTGCAAAGATTTTTTATAAACTGATTGCGTCTAGTGTTACCAACAACCCAACGAATCTCATCCACGTACTGCATTTTTTTTGTTGTTTGAATGTCTTCTGGTGAGTATTGAAGTTGTAAACAATCAATACTAATACTGGAAAGTAAGTCTTGATCTATAAGTTTTTTAGTGGTTGTTGTGTGATAAGTAGGACCAAACAATCCTTCAATTACTAGTTTATGAGTTTGTGTGCCATCTAAAGTTCCTGTGGTACCGATTCTGTACACAGTTTGTTTTGCGTTACTCATAATAGAATTTAAAGATTTGGCTTTAAAAAGATGACACTCGTCACCAAATACTCCAATAAAATCGTCGTAATATTCTTTTGGCTGATTGTAAATGCTCTGCCAAGTGGAAATAATTATTCGTTTGGTGGATGTTTTGTCTTTACCCGACATTACAGTATGAATATTTCTGTCAGCTTTCCACGAGTCTTGTTTGGAATAGTCTCGAAAATCAGCCAACATTTGAGCTACCAAACTGGTTGTAGGCACCACAATTAATATTTTTCCGGTTGAGTGGCGATCTAGTATCCAGCGACACAGCAGGTATATCATTAACGACTTACCAGAGCCTGTAGGAGACACTAGGAGGGCTCTGGATCGATTCAGAGCGTGTTGGACAGCCTCTACCTGATAATCGTAAGGACGGACTTGTTTGCCGCCTGCAGTTATCATTAAACCGTCTATAAATTGCTTGATTTCTTCTTGAGTAGGGGTATTATATTCAGTTAACGTTTGTTCCCAGGTGTAACCTCGGTCTTTAGCAAATTTAATAACCAGATCTGCCAGTCCAGCGTAAATAGTCTGGGTGTATAAATTAAAAAGACGAATTTTACCGTCCCATAAACGTTTTTTAAAAGCAGGCGTGTATTGAAAATTTGGAACAGTAAATGTAAAATATCCGTTTAGTTCTCGTGCTAAAGAACGATCACATTCAACTTTTAACATTACAGAGTCTGGTTGTGTGATCCGAATATCTACCAATTACGCTCCTTGAGTAAATTTAATCCAATCAATCATTGCTCTAATTTGCCATTGGCGATTTTGAACAATTTTAACTATGCTTTCTAAATAATCTACTTTTTCTGATTGAAATGCAACCCGTTCATCTAATTTTATCCAATCAGGATCAGACTCAATCAGATCGTCTGCTTCTGTTTTCAGAATATTTAGTTCAAAAGGTTCCCAGCCAAACTGCTCTAACTCTTCTTTACTCATACGGCCAGTATAATATAACCATTTGTTTCTGCGAAGAGTGGCTTGCTCTCCTTGCATTTTCTTGAGACGAAGTTTTTCGTCCATATAAAAAGTTAAATACTTGTTGTGAAGTTGAGGAGTATTAGCAGACTCACGATCTAGTGCAGTCTCATCAATCTTCAAATCTTGTTTTACCATTTGTTTTAATTCATCAAAAATCATAATATATTATACCACAAAATTAAGCATTTCCAAGCACTTGTATGTCATAATTAGTAAAGGTAAACGTTGCTGTAGCAAGAACTTCTGCTGATTCTTGAAGTGCTGTGGTGAATTGTAATCCAGATAAACTTACTGGAAAAAGATTTTTAAATGATATAGAAACTTTTGGAGAGTACACGCTGTTTGTTAGTGTTAATACCGCATCTGATGACACTTTATCCGAATATGCAGTTGAACATGGTACACCAGAAGAACCATCAGAAGTTGAAGTAACTGATGAACCAAAATTACCATTACTCTTCATCCAATTCCATATTTCTAACCAGTTGGTCATATTTTCGTCAACTTTAAATGTTAATTCTAAGTTTTCAAAACGAAAAGTTCCCATGGGCACTTTTACAGGATAACCAAATATAGTAGGTTGTTCACCAGTACCAAAATTTAATCCAGGTATATTTGCAGCTTGGCAAAAGTACACCATGTTTGGAACTTTGGTTAAAGTGAAATCAAAATAGTTTGATAAGAGTGGATTATGAGATCCGGTAAATCCTGCCATACTATTATTTATGCAAACGAAAAGGGCTCCCTTTTTAGGGGGAGCCCTTAGCGTTAGTTTTAGTTATGGTTTAGATCAGAGACCGAAACCAGTGTTACCGTGGAGGTTATCTA